TTCCCAACCATTAAATTGACCCTCGTCAACACCAAGTTCTTTAGCCATTGCTTGAGCCTTACGAGCATCAGCAACTGCCTTGTCCGCAACCTTTTTAGCAGCAGAAATAGCATCAATAGCAGCGTTCAACTGATTACTTGCCTTATCACGAGCAGTTTGGATTGTTGATTGATAGCCCTTAATGTCACTCAAGGCATTTAACTCCACCTTCATTGGTTCTTCATTAGCGGAGAACTTATGCAGTTTGTTGTATACGGATTGTTCTGGTTTCATTGTGAATATGCTTATTAGAATTTGATTTTCAATCCTTGCTTGATAGTTTCTAATTCACCCGAAAGAATGCTTCGGGCAATACTATCCCATTCCTTACCAATAGGAGTATCTATAAAATCAATCCCTAATTCTTTTGATTTAGCACGACCTTCTATTTCAAGTTCTTTTACTTGTGCAAAGAAATTCTCTGCTCTTTTATCTAACGCTTCTGCTTCGTTATTTAGTTCACGAACTAAATCGTCAATAGTGCTAAATTTTTGGTTATAGGCTTTGATTTCAGACTTTAATTGAGAGGCCATTTTTTTAATGCCCCCCAATTCTAAAGCAAACTCAACCTTAATAGGCTCTTGAGCAGAGGTGAACTTATGTAGTTTGTTTAGGATATTTTGGTTCATCTTGTGAAAGTGTTAGAAGGGGGCATAAGCCCCCCTCCGTTCAACACACTATTAAGGATTGATTTGCGTACCGCTGACAATCACTCCCGCAGATGCCAAAGTAGCATCCAAGAAGTTGGCGGGAACTTGCTCTTGGGCAGTCAAAGTAAGGGTGTAACCACTCAAGTCACCCATTGCTGCTCCAGTTACAATCGTTCCACCCGTGACTTCAGCTCCGTGAAGCAATCCCATCACAAAGATATTGCCATTGTAGTCCTCTACAAAGACGTGAGGACGGCCATAAGCCATCAATTTCAATTCTTTGTGCGTAGCCTTGTCCAACTTGGTGAAAGTCAAGTTCAAAGTCTGCTCAAAGAAAGTCGTTCCGTTCTCACGAGAAGAGGTAATGGTCTGCTCAAAAGAAGAGTTTCCCTTTACATCGTACTCGTAAGCCGTTGGAGTGCCACCGAAAGAGTCAATAGCATCGGTGTTAGTGACATCATAGGTGATAGCACCCAAATCGCCATAGTTCGCGAAGTATACGGCTTTGATACCGCCTACTACATCTTTACAAGGGACTGTCCGTCCCGTACTTAAATCACAAGCCATTGTATTTAAAATAAAAAAAGGAGAGCGAGGGTGTTCCCCAAGCCCTCCTTTGGGTTAGTCAATTTCGGTTGATTAGGCGTAGTAAACGATGTCAGAACCAACTCCGTGCTGGACACCCGCAGTAAAGCGCATTACCACACGAATGTTGTCTGATCCGTCCAAGTCAGCCATATCAAGAACCTTCACCTCGTTGCGGTCAGAAGCCAAGCCCGAACCGAAGAACAAGTTAGAAGATTGAGCAGCAACCATCTTGTTAGAAGCCAAACCATTTACCATAGCGACACGGATGCCGTCAAAGTACAAGGGTTGGTCACCATACCACATAGTTCCTTTAGACTCAATACCTGAAGCACCAAGACCTGAAGCACCGAAGCCACCCAAAGCGCGGACATAAGCCTTCGCAACATTTTGTGGAACATAGATGGTCAAGTCCTCCTTACCATACAAAGCAGCGGGGATAGCATCAACTACCTTACCCATCTCGGTGATGACATTGGCAGCAGTAACTGAAGTACCTACAACATCAACAACGGAAGCATCGGCAGCCAACAAAGCTTGGAAGCCATCAAACTCACCAGCAGTAGCGTTAACGCCTTGCCAAATGTTGGTTTCAATCTTTTGAGCAACTTTACCCGCAACGTGAGCGATCAAGAAGTCAGAGAAGTCAGCGGGAAGGTTGTCATAGACAGAGTATCCCATCTGCGCACCTTGCCAAGTAGACAAGAAGTCCTTACGGCAAAGTTGCAAGTTCACTTGGAACTCTTCAACAGTCAATACGCGCTCGGTGAGAGTCAAAGTAGAGGTAGGAGTGAAATCGCAAGTAGCATCCTTAACGATATCGTCCGTTCCAACCTTTTGAATCACTTGCTTGTAGTGAACATTGGGCATAATCTCAACAAGACCCTTGTCAAGAGTGTCTGCGCTCAAAAGAGCAGCAGCGATGTACTTACTGGCAAATTCACCAGCGTAAGTAGTCGTGATAGAAGTGGTCGTAGCCATTTTTTATTTTGATTTGTTATTTGTTCAATTTTGAAAGAACTCGGTTCATAGCGGTTTGGGGTTTGCGTGTTGCAAACTTGACCTCCGCTTTGGGCGCAACTTCGGGGTTGTGCTTAATAGGTTTAGCAGCCGATTGGGCAGACAATTCCGTTTTGAGTTCGTTGTTTTCTGCTTCAACTGCACTCATCTTCTCTTTAGTATAACCCATCTCTTCACGGATAGCGGAGAGTTCGGCTTTTACTTCTTCAATGATGGGCATAACGATTGCCTTGATTTTCTCCTCCATAGGAAGCTCTTCGGCAAAGTGTGTTTCAGTCGTGTGTGACTCAACAATCTTCTTGGGATTGGATGGAGCATCCGCTTCCAACTCGGCAACTGGTTCAGCAGCGACTTCGGCTACCTCTTCCTCTTGCTCTGCTTCGGCTGATTTGATTTCAGCGATAACACCCTCTTCGGTAACATACAAAACATTGCCATCAGCAAGGGTGTATTCACCAACAGGAAGAGCGATGCGGTCTTCTTCGTTTACGATGAATACCTCATTGCCTACCTCAAAGGCTTCAGCCTCAAGAACAGTTCCGTTCTCAAGATTCATTTGGGCGAATTTGACCTCTACAACGGCCTCCTCCTTAACGGAAGATAACTCGGTCATAATGCGCTTCAATACTTCGGTTGCTTTCATAACTAATTAAATAATTGATTTTGATTTTGAATTTACATTTTTAGGGTGTTTGTGTAATGCTTCCTACTCCTTGCGCTCGGAGTGAACCATCGCAGCATTTCTTTGAGTAGGTATTCTTGTCCCAACATAGGCATCCTCGTTTAGATCCTTTGGGAGAAGAGCGAGAGGGAATCTTTACATCTCCGTTCATTGAAATAATTCTTTAGCAATCATCATTAGTACTTCGGTTGCTGCTTCCTCTTCCGTCATCTCTTGGGAAGCAAAATTTACCTTGTCTACAAAGTAACCCTCAATAGAGAATCCCTTGACCTTGCCTGTCTTGACATAGTTGTTCCAAATGTCATCGTTGTTGACCTTCATAGAAACCATCCAAGTGCCTACGGGCATCTCTAACCCATAAATGCGTGATTTGTCTTTCTGCTCGTCCTCTACAATCCAAGACTCCACTACGCTCAATCCCTTCAATTCGGCTTGGTGTTCCAATGTGGATTGGTTTTGGTTTCCGTTCTGGAAGAACATCTCACTCGCTCTACGGATGGTGTCCTTTGTGAAGTACACATAGAACTCCTCTTCTCCGTTGTTGCGGTAGATGGGCTTATTGGGAATCAGAGCAGCACCCAAAAGAATGCGCTTCTCCTCGTCTTGCTTGGCGAATTGAACCTCCTGTGCTTTGAAGGCTACAAAGTTCTCCTCAATAGCGGGACTCTCCACGATGCTGATGGCTTGAATGCCCATCATTTCTTGCATCTCGTCTAAAATCAATTCAATAATCTTCATTATGGGAATGTTGCGGTTCTTAATCTTCGTCTATCAAGTTCAGCACCCGAAATTACTTCGCCACTAACGACATAAGCACGGATGGGTTTGTCAAATTGTCCCGCCAATCCCTCTACTAACTGATTCGTTCCGCTTTGACCAACGATATTGAATTGAGCGGGTTGACTTGGGGCGGAGGTGTTTGGGGTTGTGATGCTTGAAGAACCCGAACTAAAGGTGCTTCTTTGAATGGAGGCTACTTGGGCAGCCGTAAAGGCAGCAGCGAGTCCCGCAGCGATATATGGATAGTTGGGGGCAAGTGCCGTTAGAGGTGATTTTTGAGCCGTAGAGTAAGCGTTTTGTACCGCCTCAATACCTTGAACAACGGCTTGAGCAGTTGACAGTTGCTTTTGGATTTTAAAGGCTCTTTCTTTGGATGCCTCATCGGCATCTTGCGATACCTCTACAAATTTAGAGATTGTTTCAAGGGCTTGAATAGAACTACCCACCGCATCCGTTACGGATTGGCGGTTTAACTCTTGTCGTTGCTGGACATAGTCCCTATATCTTTCTTGATATTCAATATCAAGTTCCGTTCTTTGATTGAGGAGGTCTTGATACATTGCATTTTCGGTTTGACCCGCCACTTGGGCTGCACGGATTTGGTCTACAAGGAAATTATCACGAATCATTCTTGCCTTACGATATCTTTCAAATTCAAGGTCAAGAAGTGATTTCTCATTTTTCACCCTCGTATCATAGACATAAACAACGGTTTCTAATGTTTCCGCATTGAATATATTTCCCGATTCAATTTGTTGAGCTTGGAGGTCTAAAATTTGTTGCTCTAAATCTCTACGCTCACGCTCTAAAGCAAGGTTGTTTGATAAATATTCTGATTGTTGCCCAATGATACGCTCTTCAATGTCTAATAATTCAACACGAGCTTGGCGCACGGCTATTTCATTTTCAATGTTTGGAAGTCGTTCATATTCTGCTTGTGCAGCAGCAAGGCGGACATTTGCAGTATCTTTTTCCAACATCAACTGTTCTGACAATATTGTGTCAAGAAGTTCGTTGTATTCAATTCTATCTTTTAATGATTTTCTTTCATCATCTCTGACTTGACGAACTTCTTCAGCAGATTTTTGATATTTAAACTGAATCTCTAATCTTTCTACTTCGGAGCGTTGTGATTCCTTTTGCAATTCAACAAGTTTTGCTGCTTGTGAATTTGCGTTTGCAAGGAGTGACGGAATGCTTCCCAAGTTTCCCGTTGCAAAGGCTTCAACAACTCCTGAAATACCAATTTGCAAAGCAAACATTGCTTGGTTGAGTACATCGGCAACCCGTTGGTTGGCGGTGAATGTCTCCTTTGCTTTATCTGCTACGCTTGAAAGGATGGCGAGTCCACCAAGATTCTGAACAAGGTCTTTGAGGCTTTTGCCCGTTTCCTTGACCTCTTGCTTTACTCCCTCAACGGCCTTCTCGGCTTTATCAAAAGATTTGTCAGCCGTATTGCCAACCTTGCCAATCTGCTTATTTAAATCCTTGACCGAATTATTGAGTTCATTGACCGCTGCTTCAAACTGTTGCGAGTCTCCATCAATCCGTATCGTTTCAACAACTGCCATTATCTACGCTTTAAGAACTCTGTCCAAGTTTTAGGTATTCGGTATTTGCCTTTTGCTATGTCAATGTTGTGGCTTACGCCCTTCCATTGATCGCTTTGGAGCAGTTCAATTAAGTAACTTAAATAACTCGTCTTCATACATCATTGAGTAATTGGAGGTTGGTCTTCCCTGTTGTCATATTTACTTGTACGCTATTGATAATCCACCTTTGGTTGTTCCAAATCAACTTGTTATTGAGTTGTAGTTTTATGATTGTACCAAGAGGCAACAAGGCACTCACATTGTAGACCCTACGCTTGGCATCATACAAGTCAAGGATGTAATCCTCCCAATAGGTTTGGTATAAGCTCTTGCCGATTGGTTGAAGGAAGAATGGGTCAATGTCATTACCCCAAGTAAGAGCATAGGCTGCGCCAGTACCCGTGCTTGTGCTTGAGGTATTGGCGTACCATACTTGGTCAATCGGGGGTTGGAGCGTATTGCTTTCATCAATAAATCCAAGAGGGTTTGTGCTGATGTCCAATGAGAACTCTCCATAGATTAGGATAGGCGCACCTACATAGGTATTAAACGCTCCTTCCGCATCTACCTCACGGGTGATTGACTTGTACACAAGGATGTTGCTTGGTATAGCCGTCATCCCGCCCATATGCCCTTGATAGTTTGTTAGTTTCTCAAACAAGGGGCATTCAAAAGGCAGTTCAATTTGGAAGTCTTCACCATCCCAAGAGAAGAATGAGTTTAGGTCTCCGTATCCTACTTGGTTTGAGCGTTGATATTCGTATCCTAAAATCTGCTCGGTATCTTGATAGTCAAAACTTATCTCTCGGTAGAGTTGTGGGCGTTCTACGCTCACTTCGTTGATGTCTACATATTGAGTGATGTCTTGGTCAGCTCCCGCAGCATACCAAGCGTTTAGCGATTGAAGGCTAAAGGTGGTTGCGTTGGTGGGGATGATGACAAGGTTGTGCATCTTGACAAGCCCACCGAAGAAATCCTTGATTTTGATTTCAGGCATCAAAGGACTCATCGCAAGTTCAAATGAATAAGTTGCAATACCCGTTTGGTCTACCTCAAATTGTTGAGTTGATGGAATGCCATCCGTTGCCGTATATCCCGTGTAGTCTGTGACTTGGTAGGTCATATTAACGGGGAGTTGGGGGCGAATCTTTAATTGGATTTGGTCTCCCGCTTGAAAGATGTAACCATCAAAGAAAGTGGTGTTTGTCCCTACGATTGCATCCTCACGAGCAATGCCTACCTCTACGCCATTTCGGAACAATCCAAGTTCGTAGTTGGCGGATGGGTTTAGCACTTGTACCCGCAGTTGATATTCGCTTGCCGTTGCAACTGTCCAAGTATCGGTGGTTAGGTTGAATTGGCTTCCGCTTCCCGTGATGCGGTTCATATTGATTAACTGCCAATCAATGTCCGTAGCATTGGAGAACAAGTATCCCTCAAAACGATGCGCCCACAAGTATAGTTTATTGAATTGGTTG